GGATCAATATCTCTCGGTGTTCGCCAGCCATTGGCAGCAATACGGCCGATTAACTTTTTGGCGGCTTCAAGCTTCCAAGTGCCCACGTCTCTGAAACCTCGGTTTTCCAGCTGTCTGATTTGTTTAGGGGTGGCCAGCCCTTCAGCTTTCCGCTTGCCCAGGCGGTCTAATAACTTGCTGGCCTTGCCGGCACTCTCAATTTCATCAGGCAGGATACCCAGCTTTTCAAGGGCATTTTTCTGGGATTCAGATGGGGGACCCAGCTCCCAGCCGAAGGAAGGTACATAGTTGGCCAAATCCTCAGCATGAATGGACATCTCGAATTGTAGAGGATCGACAAGTTGAGCTTTGCGTTTACGCATCTCAGAAAGTTTTTCTGCCAGGGCCCGTTCCCTGTCAGCCACGACATCTTCAGCTGCTTGTACTTGGGCTTCTTCCAGATCTATTGGGCCACCATCTTCCTCAATGTTTTCCGTCATCTTTCTGGCAATATCATCGCTCTCTGAAATCAGATGTGCTGGATGGCAAAGCTCGTGGCGTTCTGTGTGCCATAAGAAGTCAAGAAGCAGCAGCTCGTCCTTTCCCGGATATAGCCTGGTTCCACGCCCAACCATTTGACTGTAGAGACTACGAATCTTGGTTGGTCTAAGGACTACAACACAATCAATCGCTGGGTGATCGTAGCCCTCGGTCAGAAGCATGGAATTGCAGAGTACATTGTACTTACCATCGGCAAAGTCTTGTAACACCTCTGCCCGGTCTTTGCTTTCACCATTGACTTCAGCAGCCCTGAATCCTCGGGAATTGAGAATTTCGGTGAACTTTTGAGACGTAGCAATCAAAGGTAAGAATACTAGGGTTTTGCGGTCCATCACAGTCTTGGCCATCTCATCTGCTATTTGATAGAGATAAGGATCAAGGGCTGTGCCTAGATCTCTGGTGCTAAAATCACCGGCTTGTTGCCTAACTGCCGATAAGTCTAGTGTCAATGGTATAGTTTGGGCTTTGATGGGGCTAAGGTAGCCCTCTTTGATGGCCTTGGGCAATGTGTACTCATACGCTAGGCTGTCAAAATAACTGCCCAGGTTACGCATATCCCCTCTGTCGGGGGAGGCAGTCATTCCCATCACCTTGGCATCACCGAAGTATTCCAAAACACGAAGATAACTATCTGCCAAAATATGATGTGCTTCGTCTACAATGATGGCACCAAAATGATCGCTCGAAAACTGCTGTAAACGTTTTTCTCTCATCAAGGTTTGCACAGAGCCTACAGTCACCCGATACCAACTATCCAGCGAAGTGTTTTCTGCTTTTTCAACAGAGCAATTTAGACCTGTAGCCTTCTGAATTTTGTCAGCCGCCTGATCTAGCAGCTCCCCACGGTGCGCCATAATAAGAACGCGCTCGCCGCGTTTCACGAGATCCTCAACAATCTTTGCAGCTACAATCGTCTTGCCACACCCTGTTGGCAAGACCAACAGGGTGCGCTTCCTTCCTTTTTCCCATTCTGCAAAAACAGCGTCCTTGGCTTGTTGTTGATATGGTCTTAATTTCACTATACATCCACTCCTCTTTGGGGAGTTGCTACAATTCTGTCCATATTCCAGCCTCTTTCAATACGATGCTGCAAAGCCGAATATGATAGGTCTAGATGATCAGCAAGTTCTGACATTGTCATTTCTGATCCCTCGTATTCAATGATCCTATTTGTGGACATATTGTTAGCTTGGGTTTTATCATCAACCCAACGACAGTTCTCAGGGCAGTAGTCGCCATCTACGTCAATACGATCAATAGACAGATTATCAGTGTATCCGCTTCCCATAGCCCACTGCCGAAACACTTTGTAATCATCCCACTCGGGGCAAATTGCAACTCCTTTGCCGCCATAATGCTCCCAACGACTGTTATTGGGGTCATTACATCTCCGGCGCATGTTTTTCCAAGTCTGATACAATCGTTCCTTGTTGGCGTAACCATGCTTGCGCTTGCGACATCCACAACTCTTTGTGTGTCCAGATGTGAGCGAGTCACTTTTCACGTGCACAATCTTCCCACACAGGCACTGACACTTCCACTTGACTACAGGTTTTTTGCCATTGCCCGAGTCATCCGAACGACATAACACGGTGAGGTATTCAAAGGTTCGTCCCGTTAAGTCATTGCGCAACTTGCCGGCCACAGCTAAAACCTCCCCGCCTGGAATCCCTTCTGAGGCTCTTCGGGCTCATAGAATTTCTTGATCTCGTTGTACTGCTTGCCCTCCCACTCTCGGATACCAACTCTAGCCCGACCTGTAGCTCCAACAACCCGATTCCAGTTCATGGAGATCTTCTCACCTTTTTTACGTTGGCCAATACCCTTGAAAAAATCGGCGAGTAGTCCTTCGGTAATCGTGTGAAGAAAAAGCTGGTGCCTAATGTTGGAGATCCCTTCTTCGCCCTCGATTTTGATGTGAACAATCGCCTTGTTGCAGGGCGGTAGCTTGTCACTACCCGGATGCCTAGCCCGTTCAAACTCGATGACCTCGAAATCATAATCACCTTCGGGTAAGACTACAAAATCCGGACTGTCCTTACTAATCTCATCATCCCAACCTAGTTCTCTTGGCACGTCTGTCATTTTCATTTGCCTCCTTGTAATTAACTAAAATGGTACATCATCCCTGAGTTCCAAAATTATCGGATACATTTGATCCCACGCCCCCACTAAGACACCTGCAACAAAATCAGGATCATAGTTTTCAAAAGGCGTACCCTTGGGGTAGTAACCACGATGGCTTACAACATTTTGAATTTCCCAAAGCGTTACGCCATTAGCCCTCATCAGATCAGCTAACTGTTTTGAAATGCCCTCCAATGGATCTGCTTGATCTAGTTCTGACTCTGACTTGGGTTCAGATGAGGGTGATTTAGCCTCTACTTCAGCTTTTGGTTCATTTTTGACATTTTCGGTAGATTCTTGCTTTGACGTGTTACTGTCAGATGGTTTTTCGTTATTTTTTGCTTGTCCGCTCGGCAAACAGTGAGCGATCTCCTGAAAATCAAGTGGCAACTCTTCTTTGAGATTATGACGATTCTTTGCGTCCCACGCAGGGTGATGTGTTGTATACATGACCCTATGGCCACCTTGTGCTTTCTTACTCTTGGTTTTTTCGTCTGTAACTACATAGGTCTTGTAGTTCGCAAACAGGATCATGTCAGCCCATTCTTTGACCAATGGAGCGGTTTTTCGTTGCAGTTTAAGCTCCCAGCGATCGTAGGCTCCCATCTCATCTGGTTGCTCAAACTTCTTGATTTGAGCATGAGCTGTAAAGACGACATTGATGCCTAGATCGATGATGTCCTCAAGGCGGTTTAAGAGCCTCCCGAATTCTTCTGCCAAATAGGTATAGCCTTTTCCGTAATTCCACCCTTCGAGACCATCCATGTTACTTTTTGCACAGATGTGATTGACGCACAATTGTTCTGCCCAGTCAGCAGTATCAATTACAAGAGTTTTGCAAATATCAGGATTCTTTTTGACATAGTCTATTTGCTGTAAAAGCATGGTCCAACTACTAGGTCTCTGGGTCCTGACAACGTCCAACTGCTTTGTGGACCCCTCGGTGTCGATAAACAACGGATTAGGAAACCGAGACGCAAACGTTGACTTCCCTATCCCTTCTGGGCCGTATAAACAGACCTTTTGAGCTGATTCAACAGGACCCTTGGTTAGCTTCATTCTTCTTCTTCCTCCTCTTCGCAGTTCTGGTTCTTCGATTTCCTGCTTGAATTTTCATGTCAACCCAGCGGCAATTCTCTGGGCAATAGTCGCCATCTACATCAATGCGATCAATTGTGCACTCACCAAAGGGAGCATCGGGATCATATCCCGTAGATATTGCCCACTGATAAAACTCTTCATAATCATCCCATTCATCACAAACGCCAATCCCACGACCACCATAATCAGCATAATAGCCATCGTTTGAGTTATTGCAGCGCTGGCGCATAGCTTTCCAAATATTATATAGTCTAGTTCCGGCTTGACCGTGTTTAATGAGTTGCTCTGCACGAACCATCCCGGCTTTTGTGCTTTGGCTTGCTGTAATTTCTCTTCTTAGGCAGCCGCAAGACGCGGTTTGTGCTCTTTTCAAGCTTTGTCCTAGCGTGGTAATTAGCTCCCCACAATCACACTTGCACAACCAAGTTACTTTATGGTGCTTATCCCTTCCATCCCGTTTGAGAACAACCAATCTTCCAAAGCGTTGACCAACCAGATCTATAAAGGGAGGCATTTTAAAACTCACCTGCTTTCCACTTGGGTTCGGCCTCTCTTGCCACAGGCTCGGTAGTCGCTTCACCCAAAACATATCCATCCTCAATGACGATCTCGCATTCAGGTCCCGTACTTACTCGAGTAGCAATGGCCTGCAGGCCCTCAGCCTCTAGCCACTCGCCAAAGCGCTTTAGGGTATTAAGATCCATAGCCTCAAGCTTGTCCAAGAGAACGAATCCACACTTAGGATTGAGCTTGCGCACGATGGCGGTGGCCACAATGAGTTGATCAGAGCCGCTCATGCCATCCCATTTGTCACCGTTATAGGTAAGCTCTCCATCCTCAACAGAGAGTCCCTCCAGGGGTAGCTTCGCGCCAGCCAAGAGATTGAACTTCTCCTTACGGACATCCTCGATTTGTGTGGTTAGATCTCTGTACTGATCACGGTAGTCTTTTGCATCGTCAATGGCCTTGTCTCTATCCAGATTTGCTCTGACCTTGCGATTAGTCTCCTCGATCTGCTCAATGGAGCTCTCAATCTCAGCAGTCGACTCATCCTCCAGATCCTGAGTGGATTTGCGTGCAGTAGCGAGGTCCGCATTAAGCTCCAGTAACCTTGTCTCTGCTTGGGCAAGATTCTCCTTGGCGTCCGCAAGCTTCTGTTCCAAGTCAGCGATAGTGGCTTTTCGAGTAGAGACAACATCCTCTTGGCGCCTTACATCGACTTCAATATCTCGGACACGCTCTCGCTTGCGCTGATTCTCGCCATTCTTGGCCAGGATATCCTGCTGCTGTTTGATGAGATCACTTGCAGAGACTAACTCCTCTGGAGCATCAAGAAAGCGAGGCATTTCTTTAGCAAACTTTTCTTTCTGGTCGGCAATCTGCCCGATTGCATGCCTTTTGTTGTACAGCTCAGTTTCTTGTCTCTCTAAATCATAGAGCTTGTCCCCAACTCCGATGATCTGTAGTAGAGTTGTGGCCTTATCCTTGTTGTTCATAGCCATGAACCTAGGCAAGTCCAGCGCTAATTGCTCAATGAATTCATCCAGTAGTTGCTGCCCGGCCATGTTACCTTCTGGATCAATGACTTTAAGAGAGGAGTTTTTTCCTTTGCGCTCAACTACCAACCCATTGGATAGCTCCACCGATAGGAAGGGTGGAATAGTAGAACCCCTACGTTGTGCCTCACTGGGCTTGTACTTGTTGCCACCCAAGGCCCAGGTGATTGCATCCAGGACTGATGTCTTGCCTTGACCATTGTTCCCTCCGATGATGGTCAGCCCACTTGGTGTGGGCTCCACCTTCACGGCTTTTATACGTTTGACGTTTTCCGCTTCGAGGCGGTTGATTTTTATCATGTATAAACCTCCCGAAATGTGGTATACTTAAACTAATGAGTTTGTCTGGGCCCCTTATTCTGTGACAGCAGATAGGGGCTTTTTCATAGCCATCGCTATGCTTCTGAACATCTTTTTCAAAGCAACAACTTCTTTATCGCTCAAACCAACAACGTCCATTCCATCGGGCCCCTCTTGAAGAGCCATGATAATGGCATCGCCCGCGATTGGTGGTAAACGTCTGCCGGCACGATATAGGTAAGTCCCGATTGGATTCAGCGGTAACTCTTTCAGCAGTCCTTCATCATCCACGATCATAACGTAAGGATGTATCAAACCTTTAGGCATAACAATTTCAAAGTACCCTCCCAGCTCTTCTTGTAGCGTCTTGTGGAGTGGTTCCTGAAGGTCGATAATGGAAATTCCATTGTTGGTGCCGATTTTCAAGGCCTTCACCTTTTATTCACCCCCTCAAGCTCTTCAAGAAGCCCCTTTGAGCGTTCTCCAGCCTGATATCGGATAAGCAATCCCTTGATGTACATAGCTGTAATTTTCTTATTATTATTTGTGCAGGTCCTTAACCGGCCTTCAGCCTTTCTGATTTTCTTGAACCATTTGTTTTCAGTTTGGAGTTCCTCTAGCAATTGATCCACCACACACATTGTCACTCCCCCTTTCTAAACCCAAATTGTGTACTCATACCAACCGCAATACAGATACTTGATGGCCACTCCTAGAGCTAATGGATGCTTAGCCCAAATCTGAGCAGCCGCTTGGTCATAGTCATCGGCGTACAATCTATGAGTTACCATTTAGTCACTCACTCCTCTTGGGCTTTTAGCTTGTCCGCCAGCTCTGCAGCAGTCAGCCCACTATCTTTGACGGCCTGGTGGATAGTAGCCAGAGACCAGCCTTTAGACTTCAGGTAACGTAGTGCTTCAGCTGTCTTTTTCATCGGAGCCCTCCTCATCTAGACTGGCCAGGTCTACAACCAGTTCCGCTCGCATTGCACGCCAATTGCGCTTTGGATACTCACAAGTCGCGCCTAAAGTGTCACTGCAGTACGCATAAAGCGGACAGTACATGCAGAGCTCTTCCCATCTAATACTCACTCGAATCCCCTTCCTTTGCTGTCCTTTCTTTGCTTTTTCCACACCTTGATCCAAACTCGTAGCTTAAGAACATTAACGATGATCCTATCCACCCCATCACCCCACCTCCGGCAGCACTACTTTTTGCCCCACCTGCAGAGCTCCCGGGTCTAGCCCTGGATTGAGCTTGCGAATCTGCATTACAATCTCTCCGGTGTGCTTGCCTGGGTAGTACTGGCTAGCGATGCTCCATAGCGTTTCTTTTGGAGCGATGGTGACCACAACTCCTGATGCCACAGGCATAGGACCCATATTGTCCAACTTGTCCAACCAGGGCCGGGCTACGTGTACTCCGACTAAGTACAGGATGCCGCTGAGCACAAGCAGCATAGCTAGCATGATGGCCGTGGCTCTCAGCTGTTGCTTGCGCCTGATGCGCTTAAGTTTACGTTCGACTCTTCGGGTAAGATCTGAGTAAGTCATGTGTTCACCTCTCTAAGTTGTTTTTAGTACCAAGTACCATCTGGAGTATAGTGATACCAAGTGCCCCTGTAATGCACGTGCAGGCACTCGTCCTCTTCGTGCCAGGCTACAGATATGGGATACCCTAGGCCTTCCCGGGCCCGATCGCCCAGGGAATTCATGTGTTTTGCGTAGACCGTTATAAAAAGCTCCTGCTGGTCGGGGGTAAGCGATGCAAATCCGGTTATCTGTTTACTCATTAGTTGTACTCCTTTCTCACTTGTCATTGAATGTTATTTCTATCATGTCTTCACCACGCATATACCGCATAAAGCGAGTGCGATTGATGTAGTACATCCATCTACCGTTACCCTCGATGGCATGTCCGAACGGGACCTTTTCCCTCTGTAACGTCAGCTGCAGGAACCTAGGGGTAACGCCCATCATCTTGGCGGCTTCTGCAACAGTTATTTTGTTGGGTTTTGAAGCCATAGCCTCACCTCCTTGGATGTTAATAAAAGGAAAACCTTGTTTCTCCAGCGAAACCTCCTTCGAAGGGAGGTGCCCATGTGTGGCGATATAAAAGTCCAATTGGGGACATTTATATCAAGCAATTGTCCGATGGTCGCTATGGCATGATCTACGATGATAAAGTCTGGGAATCGTGCCATACCCCACAGGCTCAAGCAGACAACGTCTACATGCAAGTAACGGGTTGCTTTGAGTGGGACGATTACGATGCTGATGATTGCTTCGTCCCCAGTGACTTGTCCGAATGGGAAAAGCTCTAATTCTTGTTAGGCTGGGCCGCATTTGATGTTCCAGCATCGATGCGGTTCAGTCTTTCAAGTGCAGCTATGGCGTGATGCAAAATGCGAATGCCATCGGTAATCTCGTGTAAAGTTCCACCTATTTCGATACCAGGTTTGTTGGCTTCTTTGGCCAGTGCTGCTTCCACAATTTGAGCGTCGATTAAATCAGCATACTTCTCAGCGATTCCTACCATCTTTTTTTGTAGTGTCTTGTACATGGTTTTCAGCTCCTTCTTCTTACCACTCTTTAGTTTGTTGAATATATTCAACTATCAAGGTAAAAAAATTTCCTTGAATTTGGATTCGTTGATATTAAGAGCCTCCACTATTTTCTGGACTTCCGATAATGTAAACTCGTTCATTCCGTTTATTTTTCGCCAGAAC